AGCTTAGAAGGCTGGCACTCATCAAACGTGCCAATAAAAGCACCATCTCCTATACCATCAGGTATGCGAGGTCTCTGCCAAGATGCTGGAGCATACGCCCGAATAGATCTCACGATCTCGTCGAGCTGCTCCAATTGCAATGGAAGCATCATCTTAGCTACGCGGTTTCTCCATCGGTATAACCGATTATGAAACTTAAATAGTTCGGACAAATTATCCACAGGCTTCTTGACAAAGAAAGGTGTCACGTCAATTCCGTTAAAGTAGTGTTTACCACAACTCTCACGGAACGGTCCATCAATATGAGTTTTACTCACATTGGTTGTAAAACCGCAGTAGGACAGAACGTCCGTAAGCGGTTGGACCACGTTGGTATCTACGATGAGGTCGTCACCATAAACGCCAATCAGAGACATGTCCCCATCATGGAGAAAAGTCACTGCCCAGGTTAGAGCCCAAAATATCAGGGATTCTAACTCGAACGTGTAACCGTTGCCCATGCTGCTAAACTTCCGGTAAACAACTTTATCACCGGAAGGAAGAACTCCGACGGGACTACGGCACTGCTCAAGTGCAAGTAGCCAATCAGGGGGTAGGAGAAGGCGCACGATCTCGTAAGAGATAGTGTCGCTCGCCATAGATAAGTCAATCGTCGCCCTGTCACCAGAAATCGAGCCCTCTCGGGCGTGATTTTGGTTCAGGGTCTGATCGTCAAGATCTATACCTACCTTCCGGAGCCGCCGCCTTATCGCGGTACCGAGCCCCTTTTGAACATACATATTCAAACTAGGCTCGATAGCGATAGTGCGGTCAGTCTTCCAGTTCTTGGGTACACACTGAATCTCGTTACCATCGAATATCTGAAAATATTTATGATGTTCGATGGCCCGAGACCACACGCTATCTAAAGGAAAGATAGACTGGGCCGCGGTTTGGAGATTCGAAACCGTCGTCTCGGGTTTACCCGAGTATTTATAGGGCGCGCTACCTTGGCGCCGGGCCAGCAACAAACTGGCTCCCGACGTAAAGTTTCGATACCCC